TTATTTTGAATCACTCGTTGTGGCTAACTTTATTTTTAAACGAGAGAAAAATTTACTTATGCGTTTTTTTAAAATCATATACACACCTATTATAGGTACTGTAATCAAACAGAATAATAAAACTAAAATTTGTAAATTGTAACCCATAAAATTAATTTGAAAAACATTAATATAATCTCTATATAAAATTAAAATAGCACCTATTGCTACAAAACTAAGACCAAGCCAGATAAATGCAACTACGGTCGGATGTTTTTCTATCAATTCGTGTTCACACTTATCACCTATTTTACACCCACAACTACGTAAATCAATTTCAAAAAAACTTCCAACTGCTAAATAAGAGATGAATACTATTCCAATTAGTACTATAAATGTTATTCCAACATAAATCATAACTTTAGAAACAGGAGTTTTTGATAATGCTCCTCCTAAAGTAGTAATTTCATTAAAACCACTAAACACAGCAAAAATAATTGTAGCAAACACTCCCATAATACCTATAATTTCTGTTACTAAACTTTTAAGCTGTCCATCTAAATCAGAAATTTTCTGGTTCCACTCGTTATTTGTTTCTTCTAATTTTTTGGTCAGAACTTTACTTTTATTGACTTGGGCATTTAATTGTTGTTCTAAGTCATTAATTCTATCTGATAAAGAAGATTTTTGAACCAAAGCTAATTCAGTATGCCTTAATAACTTAAAAATAATATCGCTAGCTTCATCACTAGCATCTAAATATCTTTGAAGTTTTTGGATAAAGCTAAAACCATCATAATTAGCATCTCTTGCATAAAACTCTTTTGTAATTAATGAATAATTTAAACGATCTTTATTAATGTCGTTACCTTTCAATTCTCTCTTTATCAGTGCTTTTAAATCTTCAAGATCTTGTTTTAATTTATCATTAGGAGCAAAAGAATCAGTTAAGCTAGAATCTGTATCGTCTAACTCTTCCTCTTCGTTATCTGAACTTTGTGTATATTTCCCATTTTCATCATTTGTAAACAGTTCAAAGTATTTTGTGTACAAATTCGATTGTTTATCATTGGTTATCACGTAAAACCTCTTCTAGCGGATATTCAATATCACTTCGACCGAATTTTATCCTAGGACTATTTTCTTTCCAAAATTTGTGGGTGTGACTGGCATCTACCATTCTGAACACATCAATTTTCAAAAAATGAAGAATCATTTGATTAAGGTTTTCGTATTTAGGTATTTGATTAAAAGAATCAATGATTGGGCTAGAACCATATGAATAAAATCTATTATATTGAGATTCTACAACTGGTCCATATCTCCAAACCAAAAATGGTTCATTATACGTTTCTTTAAGAGTATCTTCATCTAGATATCTCCTGGAGTTCCTTAATGTAAAATATAAAATTTTCTGTAATTGTAAATTAGTTATGGGTAATTCATTATCATGTGCAACAGCAATAATATGATTTGCTAATTCTTTCATTGACATAACGACCAACTCCCTCTTATTTTAGTACAAAAATAACACAAGTGTCACATCTGTCACCTGTGTAAACCATGTAAATCATGAAGATTTACATATATTATTATACTTATCTTACATTATTATTATATATCTTGCAACATTTTTTGTCATTAATTTTGTAGTAATTTTGATATAAAATCAATTAAATTTACTATGATTTATATATGTTTTTACTATGGTTTTATATAATAACAAAAAACGCCCCCAGCAAAGCCGAGAGCGTGTTAAAGTGTTTGCTATTTAATTTTAAGTGTTTGACCTGCATAAATCAAGTTTGGATTAGCAAGACCGTTCAGTGCTGCGATTGATTGGTAGCTTGTGCCATAGCGACTTGCAATGCTTGAAAGATTATCACCAGCACGTACTGTATAGTAAACTGAACCAGTGCTTTCTGAACCAGTCACTTGCAAGACTTGTCCGACATAAATCAAATTTGGATTTGAAATACCATTAAGACTTGCTAGCGTTTGATAACTTGTTCCAAATTTTGAAGCAATACCAGAAAGCGTATCACCAGATTGTACTGTATAAGTGCTAGTTGCAGTCACTTGCGTTGCTTGTGTGTTAGCTACTGAAATAATTTCAACGTCTGATTTATTAATCCACGAGTTGATGCCAGAAAGCAATACACGACTACCTGAAACTTGCGCCACTTCGTATGTGCGACCTTTAACCCAGTCTGGAATACCTTCACCAGTCGCCCATGCGTTAGCACTAAATTTAACCTTAACTTGGTTTCCTACAGCAATGTCAGATTTAGGCGTGTTGTCCGCTTGTTGACCTTGACTAATCGCTGGTGTTTCAGATTTAGGATTATTGTTCTTAGTATAGCCATTGTCCGTAATACCAGTTAAATCAATGTTACCGTCAAGACCGCCAGCAATATATGTTGACGTAAATTGGTAGATTGCTACACCGTCCATACTTGGAAAGACATTGTAATTTGGTGTTGGCGTTACATTATAGTCTGGATAAGCAGCCATCCAAAGTGAATTTGGGAACTCACGAATGATTTGGTCGACATACACGTTAGCGACTGTGTAAGGCTTGTATGAATAGTACATAGGTGTATAACCTGCAGCTTTAATCATACGCATACCGTGCAAGATTGCGTTAGTATTCGCTTGTTTATCAGCACTAGCACCGCTTTCGTAGTCCAAGGCTACAATTGAGCCTTTAGGTGTTTGAACCTGTGGCAAGAATGTATTTAAGACTTGTTCACCAAGACTTGCATTTCCGCCGACTTGATACCAAATATAAGTATGTGCGCGTTTGCCTTGAGCGATTGCAGACGCTACTTGTGTTTCATATGTCGTTTGTCCGTACATACCGCCACCATTGACGCCGCCAATTTGACAAATAGCGAATTTATCGTGACCATAGCCGAAAATACCGTTTTTGCCTTGGTAGCGAGACCAGTCCACACCTTGGTCGCCAACTGCAGCATAAGCCGTTGATTGCAATAGTAAGCTTGCTAAGGTTACAAACGCTACTAATACACGATTGATTTTATTTTTCATCGCTTCCTCCTTCTTTAAAGGCAATCTCGTAATAGCCAATCGCTGACAAGCCAGCAATCAGACCACCCCAACAATATTCAGCGTATTGCCCATGAACAATAGTAAAAGCATATGCAAGTCCTACAAGAACACCAATTAAAATAGCAAGCCCAGAAACAAGTTTACCATTCAATCCAAATTGTTCTTTTACAACATTCACAAGTGCTGAAATAATAGGTGCTACAACTGTTGCAGCAATTAAAATAACTGTCATGATAACTCCTCCAGTTTATTATCGATTTTTTCGACTTTCTCACTCAAATTAGTAATTTCGGTGGTTAGTCGAATAAGTGCTTCATTCTGTTTGTCGTGATTATCCAAGCGCTTCTTGATTTCGATTAGTTCTTTGTCATGTTGTTTGTCCTTTTCTTCCAAAATTGTCGTACGACGTTCGCTATTCGTCATACGACTTTGAAAAAAAGTAAAGAGTGTTAAAACGGAAACAGAAGCGCTTAAAATCATGCTGATGATTTCAGGTTTCCACATATGTAATCCTGCTTTCTAAGCTTCACTAGCATTTGTTTCTGTTGGCTCGTTCCAAATAGGATTGCCGCTCTCGTCAAACTGCATAATATAGCATTTAGCGTCAAGCAAATCAGCGAGCGGAATGTTAGTGATTGAACCGCCGTATTGCGAAATACCGTAAATCTTTTCAAACTCTTTAAGTTGACGTTTACCATTAACCACAACGGGTTTTTGTTCTTTTGAAATATACATGTAAAAATCATAGCCGTTTGAACGATAACGAATATATTCACCGTTTTCGCGCATGTATTTGACTGCTGTTGGCAAATCAAAAGGTTGTGTAATTTTAGTAGTATCAAGTAATTCTGTCATTTTGTTTCTCCTTTTTTAAATTGTAGAACCATTATTTAAGTCTTTAACGTAAGGCATAGGCTCAACACAGGTATAAGTGACCGTACCAGACCAAACATGATTGCCGGTTTTATTATTCGTAAAACCGATTGAACCGTCTGGATTTAAATGCACAATACAAGTTGCGTCAATCGATTTATTGGTACCACCGACTAACACAAGATGAGCTTGTGAAATTGGTCTAAAACCTTCTGGGATTTTTTCGCTCGCTATTTCGTTTTCGGCGACAACAGCAATATTGCTGATTTGGCGATTGATTGAAATTGTTACTAAATTACCAATTCTGACATAATTGGCGCCAATACCATACATCAAATTCGAGGTATTGTTAAGTCGCACATTTTGCCAAACCATGTCTACTTGCAGCATTGAGTAGTAGCCGTTATGCGTCAAGCTCCAACCACTCGTGCCACCACGAGTTGTGTCGTAGTCCAGCTTATTAAAGTTGATAGATTCTGGCATAATCTGCATTGAGTAAGCAGGTGTATTGTTTGAGTTCTCGGCAGTCAACGCAAAACCAGAACTATTCATTTTAATGTGTTGATTAGCCTTATTAGCGACAGTTGCTGACGTGTCTTTGGTGTCAATCGTAATGCTATTATCAATCTTAATCGTGCCGCTTCGAGTATAGTCAACGAATGAATTGGTAATAGACCCAGATGTCACATCGCCAAGGTCAGCACTCAACGCAGACAAACTATTGATATTTAGCTTCTCTGCTGTAATCGCACCATTTACAATCATGTCACCGCTAACTTTCATTTTCTTGGCGATAATTTGCACGTCTGATTCATTTTGCGCAATCATTGTCGCGAAAGTATTTCCGTTTACCGTTTTACCGACTTTTGTCACAAAGCCATTGTTGTCAAGATTAAGTGTTGCCGTTTTAACCGTCGAACTATCCAGCGCAGACACGCTAGCTTTGATTGAATCAGTCGTCTGTTTGATTTCAGATTGGGCGCTGGCTAGCTTGCTATCGTAGTCTTCGGGTGCTAACGCATAATTTTGGTAGGTATCACCTTTTTCAACCATAATTTTTCCATCGCTATAAAGCCTTGCTGAAACACGCAAGTATTTTGCGTTTGCCGGTATTGTAATAACGTGTTGCGCCTGCTGGTCGCTTGAATAGGTAGCTGCCCAGCGGCCACCGTTCAATGATTTATCTTCATTATAAAATTGCCATGCTCGCCAGCCTTGCTGACTTCCGGTCAACGTCACCCACGTTTGAAAAGTATACTTTTCGCCTGCACTAACAGGAATGTAATCAGAAGTCCATTCTTTAAACACACTATCTTGCGTACCTAAAACACTCGCATTATTCGCTTGAATATAACCAGCGCTTGAATTCGCGATAATATACAAGTTTCTAAAATCATTTCTTGTCGGTATCTTACCCTCAACACTACTAATCTTACTGCTTAATTCGTTAGCTTTAGCTGTAATGTTGTTTTCAGCAGTTGTCACACGACCAGACAGCGTATTGAAATCGGTCTGTGAGACTTTGGCACTTAAACCAGTTGATAATGAATTAATCGAGTTAGTGTGTGATGTAATTGTGTTTCCTTGTGACGTTACTTGCGTACTTAGCTGTTCAAGACCATTTGCAGTTTGAGTTAGTGTTGTGTTTAGCTTAGTGATGTCGCCATCCAACTCACTAGCTTTCCCCTCAACTGCTGAAATACTGCTTTTAATCTGGCTAGCTGTTTGGTCGAACTCTGACTTATTCTGCTTAACCGTACCGTCTAATGTTTGTAAGTTGGACTGCAAGCTTGCGTAGTTTTGCTCTGCAGTCTGCCTGTACTCTGCAACTTTCGATTCAATGTCGGCTTCATTTTGGTTATAGTCTTCAACTACCGCAGATAAGTAGAGATTAAAGTTTTCAAGACTTACAGCTGTATTAAGTGGAAGTGTATTATTTAAACGAATAAATACATTATCCGTTTTATAGCTCTTGCTAGCACCACTCAAATCAAACTTCAAATCAAAGTGTTGTAAAGCAGTTGTGCCACCTTTGAATGTAATGCCACCGCAGTTATACCAAGGGCTAGCACTAAAATGCACATTCGTTGTGAAATTTGATGGCAAAGCTGGATTGAAAGCAATATCAAAAGACATTCTCACGTAGTTTTTAGTAAAACGAGTATCATTTTGCCAAAATTCATCATCAATATAAGTTCTGACGTCTTGTGTTTCTGTACTATTAATATAGTATTTACGTGATTTTGAATTTTTGAAGTAGTTTCGACTACCGATTTTCAAAGTTTCAAACTTCGCATTAAGTCCATTCAAACCAGTTTCTAAAGTAGCTGTTTTTTGACTGGTACTGTCCGCAGTCGTTTGAACTTGTGACAATGTTGTTTTCGTGCTCGTCAAGTCATCTTCAACTACTTTAGTTCGTGCAGTAACGCTAGTAATATCTTTACCATTTTGAGCTACTGTTTTAGTTAACTCGCTGACAGTCGACTTCGTACCGTTTGCGGTTTCTTCGACTGTTGACACACGTTTGGTTAGTTCAGACTGTGCGCTAGCTTGTGCAGTCAACTGACTAGCTTGTGCTTGCAAGTCTTGCTTAGCGGTGCTCAAGTCATTAGCTACTGCGGTGAGTTGCTGTTTGGCTTCTTCGACTGCTGCAAGCGAATCATCTCGAACTTTCTCGATATTTGCTGACAAAGCAGTCAATTCTTGCTTAGCTTTGTCAAGCGCTTCTGTGATGCCAGTCGTGTCAGCGTCCAAGCCGTCATCACCACGAGCGCCGATAACAGCTGGTTCTGTTACTAAACTTGTGTCATTCGTGTACGTAATGACATCATACGACCACATATAATTTTTGTCTGCTGTGACAGTCGTTGGTTTGGTAGACCAGTTTTGACCGCCAGCCGTGACGCCCTCTGCTTGGTCGTTAGTCGTGTAATAACGTTTGATTGATTTAATACCAACACCGTCATCAGAATTAGTGAATGTGATATACTCACGAGCTACCTCGTTGCCGTCAACGCTTGCAACAGCCACGACATTCAACGTACCGACAACTTGACTAGCGTTGATTGTAACACTTGATGTCTCGCTGACAATGCTGTTATTGATAAGCCATTTCCAATTTGCATTAACAATCTTGCTATACTTTTCAAGCTTAGCTGTGATTGTGCTTGTACCTTGACCGTTTTTAAAATTGTAGCCATTATCAGTTGATAAACGAACAATGTAAGGCGCTGCGTCCTCTGCGAGTGCTTCGACCTGTTTTAATAAGCTGTCTGCGATTTGACTGTATTGTCGCTCAAAATTGATAAACGTTGAATCAATGACCTTGCCTTGCAATATGTCGTCTGTTAACTCTGACACACGAGCTTTTAAATAAAGTGGCGGTTCATAATGCACGTCATCAATGAGTGTTTGTGTGTCACCGACATCACTATCAATCGCACCAGTCACTTTATACTCAATTTTGGGCAAACAGATTTTTTGGATTTCTCCATACATGTAGCCCCACAAGCCCTCTTTAGTCTCATATTCCGTCTCGCCTAAATCTTTAACAAGCCAGTTATCGTTTGAAGCTTGACCGACGGACGGGAAACGGTCACGAGATTGTGGCGCATAAACTGTATTGCCACTTGAATAATAAAGAAGCTGTTTATTATCATCATAGATTTTCTTATTTAATCCATCGATAGTTAAACCGTCTTTACCAGTTGCGCGTACAGCCGTGCGCAAATCCTCAATGCTATCACTGTAATTGATAACCTTAAGCTCTTTACCAACACGGACTGGGCTGCTTGTTTTGTTTGAACCAAGGTTACCTTTCTTATAGACGTTCAATACATGACGTTTCAAAGAATAGTCGTCGTTTAATTCTGTAACAAATTCAAGCTCTGTGTCAAAGCTGTTGGCAATCGAAAATAGACGTGCCAGAATCGTGTCTGTACCCGTCCACTCTAATTTAATTCTCTTATCTGACACTTGATTGATGCCGAGTGTTACGGAATGTTCAGGGTCATAATAAGCTAAATATTCAGCGAATGACATTGCCTTATCTGGTTTGTGCGCTCCTCGTTCTTCATTGTTTAACTCTAAATGCAATGAGCAAGCTGTGATTTCGACTTCAAAGCCTTGTTTTTCAAACTTCATGATGTTAAGCCAGTAGTCACGAGCTTTATAGCGAAAAGCTAGTTTGCAACCAGTACGAATTGTGTCAATGTCTTTTGAATTGTATTGTAGTGTTAAAATACTAGCAGAACCTGCCAGAAATCGCTGTATTTCCGCTTTCTTGTATTTAATACCTGCCACGTTATCGAAGAAGCCAACGCTGTGGCTATCTGTTGAATCACGAATCGCAATACGTACATTATTTTTACTCAAATATAAGCCTCCTCAATTGTTGCTTTTGCACTTTCGACTTCCGAGAAGCTGGATACTAATAATCGAACTTTCGTCTTCCCTGGTGGAACTTTGAAATAAGCAGTTCCAAGGATTTCATCTTCTTGTTTTCGTTGGTTGTTAACAAAGAATTGCCCGTTAGCACCATCGATTTTTATTGTTGACCCAGCTCGGTAACGGTTCGGAATATCTTTCCAATAATCCACATGAAGTTTTTCAAATCTGAAATAATTCAGCGAGTGAAGTGTCACTATTCTGTCTGTTGTATTTCTACCTGCATATTGCCCGACAAAGAATTGAACTTTCTTAGCTTTGGTATTTTTTAATCTCGGTTCTTTTACGTTAAAGCGCGAACCGTACCAGTAAAAGCCGATTGTTTCGCTATCTTTTAAAATGTCGAACATATTCGCATCTTTGTTTTCCTGACGCCCCTCTGAACTGTACGGGTTTGGCGGAAACCAGCATGACGGTGTAAAGCTAAATGTTGGATCAACTACTCGACTACCACCTGCACCATCACCAACCAAGAATCGGATTTGAGCAGTATTTCCAATTGTGTCGTTTTTCTCAATTGCCATACCTGCTATAAAATGGTTGTTTTCATCGATTACAGATAGACACCAAGCTCCAGTTTGACCGTCTAAGCCAGTTTCAAATCAAGCTCGTGCCCAAATGTACCAATTTTGAGCTGTTTCTGATAGCTCTAATTCCTTAATTGCTCCATATTGATAAGCGCCAGACGTTCCACTTGTAGAGAACGCTGGCAAAATTCCCAAGCGTCCGCCATACGCTTTATCAGCGCCCATTTTAGTATTGATAATTTTTTGAGAGTTTTCGTAGTTAACTGTGCCATCGACCCATTCGTCAAAATCGCCGTTTTTGTTTTCGTGCAAAATGACATTTTTCTGGTCAATGTAACCGTCAAGTTCATCAATCTTCCCGTATTGCATAGCACCGTACTCGCTAACAATACCGACAAACCCAGATTCTTTTTTGAGCTTGATTTCATAATCAACCGTGACATCTTCACCACCGTCATTTACAATCTCGGTTTCCCATACCCCATCTGAATTCTTAGCAAATTCAAACTCTCGAGTGCTGTTCGTATGCGCTAAACCGTCTGGCACCAAAAACTCAATTGTTGTTTGATCGTACCAATCAGAAATCCCGTCAAGCTCAATGTCTCCATTCGGCAAAGCCATATAAAAGCGGTTAGGCTCGTCTGGCAGTTCAAGCTTGTAAGGCTCTTTTGCACGAAGCAACATAGCAACGTGTTCTCTTAGAGTATTAATGTTATTGTTGCTAGTCGTTGGATATTCGATTGTATCAACGAAAGTCGTAGCTGGTATAGCTCTAGAAGCTAGAGCGACTTTAACTTTTATGGTCTTAGCACCATATGAAACCTGTTGAAGTTCGACCCCTGTTTCAATCAAATCTTCGGTTGTCAAAGTTCGCTCATTTCCGACTGTGCGATTAATTTCTAGAACATCTAAAAAAGGCGATAAATCAACGCCTTTGAATGTGAAATTAGACATCTTTTATCCCCCAAACTAAATTTTTGATATGTTGCTTATTGTTTTGATAAGCACTAGTGTCATCACCCGTTGCACGAGCAAACTCTCGTCCGTTGATATTAAGGATCGTGTCTCTTGAGACAGCATCACGGACAGTTGCTATCGCTTCTTTGATGACTTCTAATTTTTCATTTTCTTGATTGCGGTATGTCACTTCAATATTGTTTGAGTATTTGCCACTTTCAAATTGATAACTATAATTACTTGTCATCATATCAGCAATCTGTGCATTAAAGTCAGCAACATTGTTTTCTACTTCTTCCCTAAACGTTTTGAGATTATCTGTTAACGTTTTTGTATTTGTTTCAAGCCCCAACGAGATAGTATTTATTGGACTAAAGTCCTCGAAAATCTCAGTCACATCTTGTACTGTTGATTGGACTTGACCGAACATTGAATTTAATCCCTCGTCAAGTCCTCGCATAATCGCTTGACCCGCAGGTTTCAACAATACTCTGTCATAACTAATCGGACCTTTATGCTCGCGAATCCAATCAGCAATACCGCCAACGAAACTTTGAACTTTCCCCCATGCAGCTTTTAAACCTCCAAGAAAACCGTCCATAATCGCCTGACCTGCGCTTGCTAGATTGATGTTAGCTAAACTGTTCAAAACTCCTTTAACAGAGTTAATAACCGAACTAACACCAGAAACCAAGCCGTTAAACGCCGATACTGCGCCAGAAACAAGACCTTGAGCAATTGAAATAACATTACTGCGCAAGTTATTCCACCAACCAATAACGCTTCCTACAAGCCCGTTAACAATGCTTGAAACCCCACTTTTTAGACTATTCCATGCACTTACCGCACTCTCTCTGATGCCATTTGCTATGTTAACAACATTGCTTTTTAGATTGTTCCAAAAATTAACAACGTTAGAAACAAGATTGCTAACTATAGTCGAAACAGTATTTTTAAGCCATTCCCACGCTGTTTGTGCCGCAGACGTTATGCCAGTCCACAATTCCTGCATGAATGTAGCCAAAGTTCCCCAAACCGTTTGAGCTACAGTTACAATACCGTTCCAAATTCCTGTTAAGTATGCCAGAATGCCATTCCAAACCATACTGATACCAGTTGTTATAGAATTCCAAATCAACTCCAAATCTGTGCCTAATTGGCTAAAATTGCCAGTTATCAAATCACAGATTATTAAGACAGGTCCCATAACAATCGCTTTGATGACTTCCCAAGCACCTTGAAAGATTTGTTTGACACCTTCCCAAATTTGAGAGAACGATTCTTTTAGACCGTTCCAAGCGGTAATTATATTGTCGATAAATGGTTGAATAATCGGCATTACGACAGAAACAATGGTCTGCCAAGCGTTCGAGAATGTTTCTTTGATACTATCCCAAAGATTAGCAAACCATTCTTTGATGTTGCTCCATGTGTTTTTTATGGATTCGGCTGCATTCGACGGCGCTTCTTTAATACCATTCCAGAGATTACTAAACCATTCAGTTATTCCCGACCACAAATTTATAAACCACTCTTTTATACCATTCCAAACACTGCGTATTGTGTTAACAGCTGTTGAAACAATACTTGTCATTGTATTCCACGCTGTCACCCAGAATTGAGCAGCTCCTACAACAGCTCCTACAATTGCTTTGAATACCGTAGCAATCACTTGCCCTACTTTTTGGATGAAAGAACGGAATTTAGCAGATGTGTTATAAAAATAGACAAATGCTGCAACTGCTGCGGCTATTGCTATAACTAAAAGCGTCCAAGGATTTAGCAAGAATTGAACTACAGTGATTACAGTTTTAAGAACTTTGAGTGTTTTACCAATAACAACAAGCAAAGGACCGATTGCTGCCACAATCAAAGCGATTTTTATAATTTGGTCTTGTTGTGCTGGCGAAAGACTCTTAAATTTTTGAGCTAGCTCCGTAACGAATTCAGCTGCTTTTTTAACATAGGGCGCTAATCGTTCGCCGATTGCAATACCTAGTCCCTCAATGGCTGATTTTAAATTTCGGAACGAGCCGCCAAGACCGCCTTCCATAGTATCAACCATTCGTTTAGTAGCACCCTGCGAGTTGTCAATAGCATTTGCAAGTTTATTAAAGTCTCCGTCTGAAGAGTTAATAATAGCAAGCCAACCAGACATCGCTTCCTTACCGAAGATGGTTGCAGCTGCAGACGCTTTTTGGGTCTCTGAAAGACCGCCCATTTTTTCACGTAAATCGCCCATGATAGTTCGAAAACTCTTCATGTTCCCTTCGCTATCTGTTACAGAAATGCCCAATGAATCCATAGCTTTTTGTGCAGCTTCTGAAGGGTGAACTAAGTTGACCAAACCAGCACGTAAGGCAGTACCAGCTTGAGAACCTTTAATACCACTGTTCGCCATTAATCCAATAGCAATCGCTGTGTCTTTTGCATTAAAACCTAACGAACCTGCAACTGGGGCTACATACTTGAATGTGTCACCCATCATAGAAACATTAGTGTTGGCGTTTGAACTTGCTGCCGCTAAAATATCAGCGAATTCGCCCGCCTGTTCAGCTTGCATCCCAAACGCAGTCATTGCATCAGTTACGATGTCGGAAGTTGTACCAAGATTTTCACCAGAAGCAGCTGCTAAGTCTAGTACAGCTGGAATACCTGCCATGGTTTGTTCAGCGCTCCAACCAGCCATTGCCATGTAATTCATACCTTCGGCAACTTCTGACGCACTATAGCGTGTTGTCGCACCTAAATCTTGCGCTTGCTTGCGCATTGCCATATATGACTTGCTAGACGAATCAGCGGCAATTCCAGACGTCGCAGCAACTTTACGCATAGAGTCATCAAAAGATGTGAACGTTTTAACAGAAGCTCCAACACCTGCCACAATAGGAGCTGTCAGCTTCTTGCTAAGCGAACTACCGACTTTTTCAAATTTATCACCGACAGAACCCAGCTTTGTTTTGGCGTTGTTAGTGAACTCCTCTACTGCACTGCCCGCTGATTTAATGTTACTAGTAAAACTTGACGTATCAGCCTTTAAGACTGCTTCAACTGTGTATGAATTATCAGCCATTATTATCCCCCTTTCTCAAAAGCTTCTGTCGACGTTTAGCTATTGCGATTAAATCGCTGCTAACCGGTTCGCCGTGTCCGTTTCCAAGGACAGTGTTTCTAGCTTTCGCCTCATTGTAAAAATCGTTAAAATTGCCATAAAGATAATTCTTACCGCTTTTATCAGTAGCTTTAATGAGCCGATTTAAATACGCTTGCAAGTGGATTTCTCGCTCACGTTCAAGGCGCTGCATAAGGTATCCACGCTTTCTGACGTTAAACTCTTCAAGGGTCATTCGTTTAGCTTCAAGGATTGAACCGACACCGTACAATCCAAGCGCTGAAGCCAACATATCCTCATACACTTCTTTAGATGAACTAGCTAATGTCGTTTTGCTTTTTAGTCTTTGACCACTTCCAACATCTCTCTGACTTTTGATTTCGTCAGCGGAGCAGTCTTCAACGCTGATAAAAAATCATCAAACACTTTTTCTAAATCCTCTTGTTCTTCAAGCCACTTTTCAATGTCTGCAAGGCTTGGAATAGATTTCAGAGTATGAGTTGCTGACAAGATGATGTCTGCTAAAATAACTGGATTTTTATCTTGAATATAGACAACCGCATTTGTTAAGCCTAAGCCGAATGAAACTCCATTTTCGTTTACAAGTTGATAACGTTTATCCATTTCACGAATGAAGTCAATTCCAAAATGCAAATCATATTTTTTTCCATTGATTTCAATTTCTTTCATTTATTTTTCTCCTCAAAAAAATAAGAGAGGTTGTGAAACCTCTCGCTAAAAATTAGTCTGCGATCTCTGCCGTGTCAGCAAAAGCATAATTGATTTCTTTGACTTGGTCTGCTGTTAGTGTTGCATAGCCTTCGACTGGTTTTCCTTCGATTGTCATTTCAGTTGACAATGTCTCTAAATCTTCAACGCTATCTGGAACTTCCCAGCTACCAAGAGAACCTTGTGCATAAAGCGCAGGGTATTTCTCGCCTTGCTTTTCACCTGCAAGGTCAATTTCCCAAACTTCAAGTTTGTAACCTTGCACAACAGATTTTTTTAGCATAGTATTCAATTCGTCTCGAGTTGAAACTGCTTCGATTGAAAGTGTAACCTCTAAACCTTTATCTGAAACGACTGAACCGTCTTTTGTTGCGGTCGAGTCGTTCTTGCGTTCGTATTTCCATTTATGTTCCGTTTGCAAAGCGAGTTTAGCTGCTGCTGTTTTATCGCCTAATTTTCGGAACATCAAAATTTTATCCTTACCATGATTAGCCATAACTTCCTCCTAATGAAATTTAAATTTTAAATCCAGAATGCCGTGATAAAGCAGTTCTGGTGTTGAATTGTCTTTTACAATTTGTGTTGAACTTGTTAAGTCCATAAACCATTGCCTACCGTTTATTTGTCGGATATTGCTAAATTCTTCCATTAGTTTTCCGACCCAGTCAGAAACAAGTTTCCTATCATCTGTATTGCCCCAAACGTCGCACTGTACTGCGATTTCACCAATTAATTTAGTCTTGGTCGGTTGTGGAATAATCTGCGTATAAGCCACCACCATAAACGGATACGACTCGCTGTCATCTGGCAAAAACGGAAAAGCTGGCAAGCCTAACAAAGTTGAACGTTTTATCAATTCATCATGAATTTGTTGGTCTGGTTGCTTATTTAACAATTCCTGCTCTCCTTAAATCTTTAATAAATTTAGGTTGTATTTCGTTAAATGCTGGTTGCATAAACGGCTGTGCTTCCATTTTTCGTGTTCCAACCTCAAGATAACCAGAATAGTTTGTAGTTGCTTTTACTCGCGCTTCCAAGCCGCTAGTTTCCAGTTCTAATTTAATAGAGCGCTTAGTAGCACCAGTTGAGTAACCTTTTGTAAAAACAGCCTTTCGCTGTGCCATCTTTTGGAGACTAGATCCGTTTTTCTTAACGACTTCTTTATAGACATCTGTGCGCGCCATTTTTTCAAGAGCGTTTAATAATTCTTGGTCACCTTTAAAAGAAATGTTAGTCATTGTTTACCTCGCTCAAATAAATAGCAGACCTGCGATAAAAGAATCCTTTTCGGTTGATGACGTAGTATTTCTTGCCGCCTATGTTTACACTTGCGATTGGCTGCGTAATCGGTACATTAGCTCGCATAATTTTGGCATCAACATTTGATTTGTTATCCAATAACTGATTTTTTAGCTCTATTCCCATATCAGAAACAAAACAAGGAACCACAATCTCTTGTGGTTCCTTACCTTCCATTCGTCCTGTTTCTGGGTTATATCTTGGCTTTCCGCTTTCTAAAATAAGCGTAGCTCTTTGTACTTCTCTCATAAGATGAACACCCTTCCGTTCTTTGTTTTACCTGTCGAGAACTCTTTTTGCAAAAGGTCGTCATAAGGCAAGAACTCGTATTTTACATCGTCGTAAGTGACTGAATGTCCTTCAATCGTCTCAGAAGAAGCACCCTCGGCGCCTCTTCGGTTGAAACGTTTGATTGTGCAATCTTCGATAATAAAACTAAATTTATTGTCGATAATTTCAGTACCGTAAGCCAATTTGAAGTGGTCACAAACTTTTGAAATTAATCGTTTTAATACTTTATCTTGCAAAACATCACTTATACCTAAGTCCTCTTTAACGTTTATCAAAACTGTTTCTTCAAAATCATCCATGAGCACCTCTATTCAGTTTTCTTTGATTTTGTTTTAGCCTCCTTTTTTAAGAAGCCTGCTTTTGTCAATTCCTCGATACGTTCACCATTGTAGTCCGACCCAGCTGGATAGATGACATCGGTGAGCTTATCTCGAAAACCTGCGATAACTTTTGCCATGTTATCACCTCGCTATTAAACTTCTGGAACAGTCGTCAACATATAAACATCATCAAGGTTCTTGAATGACGGAAGAGCAATCATTGAGACTTTAGTTTCGACATTAACTGGGTCTGTTTTAGTAGTAGTTGTCACTGTAATACCAGTATCAACAACTTCTACTTTCGCATTTGTAACGCTACCGCCGAGAAGGTCACTTTCTTCTGGTGTAGTACCAAAAACTGTTTCACCAAGTTCTGCGTTAGGTGCAAGTGTAATGTGTCCGTCTGGATAATATTTTTTAACCACACCGTCAGAATCTTTGTAAGTTTGGTTTTTAACAACCACTTTCAAACCAAGTTCACTTTCAAGATAATCATAAAGTTCTGATTTCTTAACAGCTGATGCATCTGGTGCAGTTGGTTTAATCAAAGCTAGTGTGCTTTTTGCGTTTTTGATTTGGCTCAAAGTTTTTGGGTTCAAAATGATGACTTCTGGTGTAGAACCGAGGTTTTCCAAAGCGCTGACTGCAGCTTCAATATCTGCAAGTGGTGTTGATGTAGCTAAATCAGTCCATGCTGTTTTAACAGTTCCTTTATGATCATCTGCTACATGATAATCAAAATCTTGTGGCACACCGTTTGAAATAACGGCGATTTTACCAGTCGCAAGAACTTGCATGCGCATTGCTTCAAGACGAGCGTGTGCACCTGCTAGCAATGCTGCGTTGTCGTCAAAGATTCCAGACACGATTGTGTCAATAAGCGCTTGGTTACCAGTTTGAGCGATAACGTTCAATTGTTGACGGTCTTGCTCTTTAACAAGCAAAGATTCTTTGAAAAATGGCATTTCTTGTTCGTCAAGAGTGACATTCATACGTTCACGAAGTGTTGCTTTAGTGTCAAAAGCAGATGGTTTCAAAACGACTGGAAGACCTGCAGAACCTTTTACAAGCGCAAGTTTAAGTCCGAGTTGTTTACGAGCTGGGAAGAATTTCTCACCAATTGTTGAATCAACTTGTTGTTGACGTGCGTTCCAATATCCTGCAAGATTTGAGGCTGTGACTGTATCATAAATTAATGGCATATTATTAAGCTCCTTTCACAAATTGAATATGAGGTAGTTTAGCTTTGACGTTAGCGTCAACTGTACCTGCTCCGATTTTGTCCTCTCGCAAAGTACCACGATAAACAAGTGAAGCAATTGCGTCTTTATCTGTTACATCAACGTCGTAAAGCAGAATTCCGTCAACATAAGTAGTTTCTGACGGATTAGTTTCGACTTTTACTTTTTTAGTGCGGTCATCAAAAATTGAAGCACCGTCACCAGACAAAATAGCTCCAGCTTTCAATACTTTACGACCATTCTCAACGACTGTTCCTGTTGTCGTTTTATCAACTAAAACTGAAATGGCTTCATAAGGTGTGTTATGCAAGATTTCAGCATTCCCGAAAAATGTTTTTGACATATTATGTCCTCCCTAAAATAGTTTTTGACCGCTAGCATTAGCGTTTTGAGCTAAGCTAGCACCATAATTTGATTGGTTTACGCCACCCACTCCAATTCCTGGTGCTTTTTGGCGCAAGGAAATCTTAACAGCTTCAGCAACAGCTTGATTAAAGACTGCTTCAAACTCACCTACTTTTTTCAAAGAATTTTCTGCGTTGTCAAGAGCAAATAGCTCCGCAAATTCAGAAGGCAAACCTTTAGAAACAAGGTCTTTTTGAACTTGAACGACCAATTTTTCATGTTCAAATTCAGATTTCTCTGCCTCAAAAGCTTTCTTGCTATCTTCAAATTCGCGTTGAGCACGTTCTTCTTCAGAAAGTTGTGAGTAATCTTTTTCTTTCTTCAAAGCTTCAGCGATTGCATCTTGAATACGTTGTGCTTCACCTTTTTTGTAATTCTCTAAAGTTTTTTGGTTTGATTTATTGATAATACTGTCAAGTTCTGATTGTGTTTTAGGAGCTTCAAAAGTTGGGTTCGTGCCTTCTGCGCCATTTCCTTCGATTGGATCAATACCAATGCCGTCGTTTCCGCCACCTTCTGGTGCTCCTGCTTCACCGCCTTCTGCAAAGAATTGCAAGTTACGAGCGTTTAACGCTAAAAGTTGTTGTTGTTCCATTTTTTAATTCCTCCCATGCTAGTCTTGAACAGTTCTAAACTTCCTTATATTCATAGAGCCACGAAAACGGACGTCTCACGCTTTCTAGTCTCGTCTGAATGTAATTCTATTCCAAACTCAAACAAGCCACGCTAGTGATGTTTATTTAGCTTATTTAACGACTAGCCAAGTCAACGGAAGATGAGGGATTCGAACCCCCGCACGCTTTCAAACGCCTACAAGGTTAGCAACCTGTTCTCTTAACCACTTGAGTAATCTTCCAAAATAAAAAAAGCCGTATAAAATACGACTTCAGTTATTGTTTTCAAGTCCGTTTTTCAGACCTTTGAAAATGCCAATGATAAAAACAATCAATAGACCAATTGAAACACAAATAGCGAATGCTAAAAGCAAAAATAGCAAAAGCCCAAAAGTAAAACTAAGTAAATTCCAAATCATAAAAAACCTCACATTCTTATTCTTCCCAATTTATCGGTACACCCAGCGGTGTTTCTCTTGATTTATCAAGCATAGCTTCATATTCTTCTTGCGATTTTGAGTAGTGAGCAGCAGTTGAACATCTACAATGAGGGTGCATTGGTGCCGCGTTCTCTCCCGGCATCATATCTTTAACTTTGAAGATTTTTCCGCTCAAAGCTGCACAATGCGGACAAGCGCTTGGTTCTGCGATGTATTCGTACTCCTCATAGCCATTAGCAATTAAAGATTGTCTCTGCGCCTCTGTGGCAACTCTTGCGCCTTCTGTAACCGCTAAACGCTTAGCTTGACTAGCTGACACTTCAAACTCTTGTCTAAGCTGTGCAATATATGTCGTTGGATTCTTCCCTTTCAAAATCAAGTCTTCAGTCATTTGGGCAACAACTTGTCTCAAAGCATTCTGACGTTTCCAGATATTCTCTGACCATGTTGCACCTTTAAACGGTGTATTCAGCAATGTTTGAACAGTCTGTTTGATTTCTGTTTGAGTGAGCGCTGATTTTCCTAAAAGTCCAGCTTGCGTTTTAAGCTCTTGCATATAATCTTCTGTGATGAAATCTTTAGTTCTTTTCTGCTCGTCATTACCAAGAGCGATAAGTTCTAAGTCTAATTGACGTTGCAATAATTCAAGTCTATTAGTTTTCATTTTGAGATTGTAAATCCCAAGTTCTCTGTTAGCTTCTTGCGAGAAATTCTTCTCAGCTACATATCGTTTAGCTTTTTCCTCAAATGCTTTGACGTCCATTTCATCTACACGCTTGCAAACTTCTTCAATTGGTAAATTGTTCTTGTCCGCATAGCGATTGTAAAAGGCTTGTATCTCCTTTTCCATCTCTTTGTAGTGATAATTGTATAGGCGCTGAAACTCCTCGCCTAAAGACGCATCACGCTCTATTTTAGCTAGCTGTTCAAGCTCAATCCTCTTCTTCCAATACTTGTTTACCATTGTCATCTCCGTTCAAGTCTTTATCGGATAAACGACTATTCATTTCAAGCTGACGCGATAACAAACTAGAACTTTCTTGTTGTGCCTTAATTCGTTCCATTTCTGTTTTAGCGTCAACGCCAGTCGCTGTTTGAAGCATGCTGAACACTGTCTCATCGCTGACTACGCCATACAAATTCTTGGCGTTAGCGACAACGCTGCTAGTATCTGCTGGCAAGTTTGGAACAAACGTCACACGAATTTTAGACAGCTCAAAATCTTTAATCTCTTTCAAAATCTCACTAATACGAGCGATTAGTTTATAACGGCGTTTAAGAGATTTCTCAAACAACGCTTGCATGTCGACACGTTTTTGGTCGAATCCGAAAATTTTCCATTTCATCGCTTCGCCAGACTGCGTACCCGAAAAATTGTCGTCGCTCAAATCTGGTGTATTCGTGATTTTATGAATGTCACTAATCACACGATTCTTGTACGCTTCCGTTCCGTTAACGTCGTACTGCTTATATAAGTATTTAGCGTCAACAGAGCCCTCATTCCCATTTGCGTCAACAGGCGGTTCAAGATTAAGCAAGCGTGCTTTTCGCATATTGCGCATGAAATCGATTTGCTTTTCTGCCGTGTCACAATCTGCGGGGAAGCTAACACGTCCTATAATCGCTAGAATAGCGTCGGACAAGTCTTGCATATAATTAGCTGTATCTGATTGAGAAGCGTCGTATAAGTCAATTAGAGACAATACAGACTCATAATCACCCATACCGTTCGAGCTATTGAGGTATTCCGTAATTGGAACAATTTCAAAAGCATGTGGTGCTTGGTCGATAAGCTTAAAATCCTTGCTTGAATCAAACGTCAAAATTTCATCTGGTGTGTACACTTCAACAATTAAATGCGTGTCTGCAAACTGATTCTTGTTGTAGTAGCGAACGCCGACCAGACTATGTTCCTCTTTAGTCATATCGTAAATAACAAAAGTAGAAGTTGGATCAAGTTTAACAGCTTTTGTTTCGTCTTCTTGCGTACGATAAACCAAATCATACGCACGTCCCGTTTTAGATAAATCAAGAACTAGCGAACGGTTCAATTGATGAAAACTATTGTCTTTTGAAATCTCGTCTAAAAATTCAACAACACTTTCATTATCTGAATCATCATAAGAAACTTGAATAGGATTTCCAACAAGATAGCCTTGTTTGAACGTTGCAATATACTCGCCGAAATTATGAACTGCTCGTGTGTCTGCCATGTCTTGGTCTTTGCGTCGTTCAGATTCCAAAATCGTGTGATTGTTTCCCTCAGCGTAATCAAGTAATTCTTGAATTCGTTGGCGCTGCACTGTTTGGTGATGATTGATGTACTGCTTTAAAAGTTTAAAGTCTTCCGCAAACAATTCTTCCGTGCTTTCTACTCGATAGCGCATCCTTGCTTGGCGATGAAAGCGAGGTTTTAAAGTATGTGTTTGACCTGTGCTATCGACAAATGTTTCTGTGTAAGCCATTTAATTCCTTTCTACAAGCCAAAACCAGCTCGAAGCGTGTCGAACTGATTGCCTTTATTTCGTTGTTTCTTCATTACTTCGTCCGAATAAATAGCGTACCGAAGCGAATCCAGTACGTCATCGTATTCCTTTAGCGGTTCATCTTTAGTGCTGTTTGGTTTCCATTTGTATTGATAAATTTCATCAAAAAAGCGAGGAATCACACCTCGCTTGATAAACAATGTATTTTCTTTGAAACGCTTAGCAACCGTTTCAATACCAGCAATAACGTTCTTATTGGCGTTCATAGCATCTAAACCAGCGCTTTGGAAATGTGCAACGTGTTCTGGTCGAGCCGAATCACACCAAAAAGCAATATTGCCATATTTAGCTTTAAATTCTTTAGCCCTATCAGTCCACCAACTTATCACTCTGTATCGCTCAGCTATTCCGTCAACTAAATATTGTTTTCCGTCAGACGTTTCACCGACAATTACAATCGAGCCTAAGTGGTCATAACCAAAATCGACGCCAGCAAAATAGCGAACCATTCGAGGCAACTCGTCAACTTCATGAATATTTGCGTCATAATCGCTATATATTGCCCCTTCTGCCACCGTCCACTTACCGTCTATGTCTCTGTCATAGAACTTACCAGACGGTGTAGCGGCTTTAATAGAGGCTATATAACGAGGACTCAAAAAGGTATTATCATCAAGCTTAAAGCTAAAATCGATAATCTTACCATTGTTCTTACCAATGTAATCACGCCTTAACCAATGATTGGGGTTGTCTGGGTTACTGTCCCATACGATTCGAGCACCATCACCAGAACAACGAGAAATGATTTCCTTGAACACAACTTCGTTAGCAAGTGACGCCTCGTTGACGTATGCGCCGAAAGCAGTGAAACCACGGGCACGTTTAAGACCAGAAATAGAACCAGTATAGACTTGCACGACCTTAACACCGCAAAATGTAAATGAACCATGCTTGTCGTATTTTGGTTCAAAACCATACTTGTTGTATAGTTCTTGCAAGATGTTGTTTTGAATAGACGTGCTCGACGTTCCAGCTAAAATATACATTGGTTCGTCAATACCGAGTTTATCAGCGATTTTTCGAACTCGTTTCAGTTCAGAAATAAACGTGTCATTATTGACTACCGTCTTGCCAGCTCGCTTAGCGCCGTGCAATCCACAAATGAACCAATCGTGTGTCCAGATGTATTTGAGCACAGAAAGTTGCTTAGGTGTGTACAGACTGCTTAAATCAACTGTCATCTACTACAAGCTCCTTAACCTTTTCAAGGAAACCAGCGATTTTCTCATCTTGCCCCTCTGAACCACCAACCTGTGATTGTAGTTTTTCAATCTCAAGTTTAAGCTTTTGAAGTTCGAGTTTGGTTGGATAGCGTTTCATAAGCTCGCTACCAGCTTTAATCACCTCGGTAATCGACGGTTTCTTCTCGATTGTCACGAATTCGCCCGTCGTTTGGTCAAGCTCTGTCACCTCTTCGGTAAGCTCTTGTCTTAAAATGCTTGTAAACACTTGCAGAACCTCGTCAGCAGTTGCAATTTTATGTTTTTCAAGTTCAGCTATCCGTTTATTGATATAAGTTTTTATTCCAACATTTTCCAACAATTTATGAGATTGTGCTTTGGCATAATTCTCGCTGTAACCTGCTTTTGTTGCTGATTCCATAGCATTTCCAGAGATGATGTACTCATCTGCAAATCGCCTCTGTCTTTCGTTTAATTTTGTGATTTTCCATCACCTCCTTTTAAACCAAAAAAGCGCCAATCGGCGCTCGTTGTTATTTAAACCTATTCATCAACTTTTTGTTGATATACCCTTTAAGCGTTTCGTTGTCGAACAAACTTCCGTCGGTTCGCTCCCAAACCTTCAACATTTCTTTATAAGATTTATTGCTTGGGTTTATCAAAAACGCATGAGTTCGCGATAAAAAAGCATATTCTTGACTGCCAGAACCAATAGCTCGTAAATCTCGTCCAACGTTAGCCGCTTGATGATGGCCGTAAGTTTTTTCATTATCCAATAAATCTTTGATGTCTGTGTAAGCTAACGCATGACGGAATTCATCAATGTTATCAGATAAATACTTGCTATTGTTTGTGTCGTGCAAATGTGTAGCAATATCAGAAATAAATTCGATATAAGTATTAACGACGAGTGCATTGTCATCTTCAAAGCTAGTAACGATTGTTTGAAATAGCAGTTTATCAAAGTAATGATGTTCTGCTTCAATTTCATCTTTTAATGCTTTCAAATCGCTAATAGCAAGCTTAACATTGCTTTTGGATAGTTCACTAATCCTATTTGATTCATTCTCATAATAATCAACGCGTTCTCTGATTTCTGCGCCAGAATAAACTTCTCTGTCAAACTTAAATATCTTTAACATAATTTCTCGCTTTCTTAATAGAGTTACTGCTATTATAACTCTTTACAAGAAAAAAGCTAAAAATAGAGGTTCGTTTGAACCTCTAACCTTTATTATTTGACAATACCATAATAACACATTAACAACACCATGCACGCCCAGATTACCCTTGTTTATGCCATTTATTCCCATTTTTTATCACGACTCCAAAAAAATATCAATTTCTTCCGTCGCATGCTTGCGCAGACGATAATACGTTGATTGACTAATTTTTAAGTGTTCCATCACGTCCTCTGGATATTGTTTTAAAATGTACGTCATGCGTAAGATGGCACGTTCTTTTGGATCACTCACTTTATTAATTAAACGGCTCAATTCAAGCTTACGGCTGATAATCTCACTTGTGTCATGCTCAATAGATTCTTTTAAAATGATAAGCTGTGCATAAACATCATCGACTTTTCTAGGTTTACCACCTTTTACTTTGTCCGCTGACCATTTAGGACTGGAAAGTAGCCCAGCCTCTAACGTGCTTACTTCATCGATTCTGCTTTGAATGTCCATGTCTAAGTTTTGTAGTTCGTCAAGCAATTCTTTAGCTCTGCTCACTTTCAATCCTCCGATATGATATAATAGTTATAGCCTTTTAAATCATATCGAGCTTGCGTGAGCAGGCTCTTTTTTTATTAAAAACGGGCAGGCGCACGACCCACATTGAATTACCATGAGGAAAATATAGCAGCGCCTTGCATAATCACAGCCGACTGATAAGCTGCTTTGGAATGTTTTACAGAAAGATTTAAGGAGTTCCTCTTTTCTAAAATATTTCAGTCTGTTTTGCTAGCAAGTAACCCGATAAACTTACTAGCGAATATACTAATTTGTTTTGTAAGAAGAAGTGGTTCACACCACCTCTATTCCGTTTTTGATATTTCGGGTTATACCCACGCAAGGATTCGAACCTTGCTAGATACCAGTGTGGGTTACTATCTCACTTCTCCTGTGATACGATTCACTTCTCTGCTTAAGCGATATTCTCTATTGTCACCGCCATATAATACAGTGGTTTCTATTTCCCATTGATTTCGGGAATACGGATAACGTTTTGGTCTCATGTTTCTTCCTCTCTATAATCTAACCACGGCTCAATAAGACTGCGCTTCCCGCATTTTGAGCATTCAAGGTGATATTTACTACTAAAACTAAATATCGTTTTATTCTCTTTCCTTACATAATCATGTCTGCAAAAGAATTGCTTCAAATTTTGCTTAAGATGTTTCTTTTGTTCGTTGAACTTGTAAGCAAGCATTTTAAGAGTATCGAACATTATTACACCTCTCTATACGTTTTCTTAAAAATTTCTTTCTTGCATACATAGCATTCACCTGTTTGGTTTTTAATTAGATAATCAAAGTCGTTAAATTCCATAACACCTTCAAGAGTCTCAATCGTATGAAAAAGCCCTATCTCTCCAAATACAATATTCTGGGGTTTAGCAAACCCTCTAACCTCATAGTAATTAAGGTGTGTTACTTGAATTGCTTCTACAGGTGTGGTTTTAATATACTTTTTAATCATTTTTCTTCCTCCAAAAGCTCAGGATTTTCGTAAATATTGCCCACAATTTCACAATCAGACCTATTGCATTTAACGTCAGCAACTTCACTTAAATCAACAATCTCTCCTAAAAACTCCGCTTCCCAGCAAGCCAATTCCTTGTTCCAAACGACCTTTGCTAACTCACCGTCATACGTTTTTAAAACATCACCCTCGAAAATCTCTTCGCCATACATATCAAACAAACCTGTTGATTGCATGAGCTTGACTTCATCAAAATCTCTTTTCCCATACAATCCATTAGGTTCTTCAATGTATATGCTCTGAATAGAATAATCAATTATTCCGACTGGAAACATCTCGCCTGTAAGTCTATCCCACGCTCTAAATTTTGGTATTGTCATTTTAAAATCCCTCTCAACTAATAATAAGTTCGTATAGTAGACTTGTAATCGCAAAAAATGCAATAGTCTTGTTCAATCCATCCATGCTTTTCATCTTTAAAACTATCATCCTTAAAATCAACTGGTTTTAACTTGTGGATTCCTAGCAAACATCTTAATTTCATTCTTCCACCTCTTTCGCAAGTTGCCAAGCCCACTCAAAATCCTTCTTAATTTCTGATTCGGTTAACCAAGTGTTTTTGTAAAGTTTCCAGTTATCACTTAGGTAGCAATCTGCAATAATTTTATTTACGCCGTTTTTTCTAAGCACAAAATGCTCTGGCGAATTTGGATTTGGAAGTTCAACTGTGTATAGCTTCTCTTTCTCAACTTCATAGCCGAATTTGTGCATTAATATAAGTGTCTCAATTGGTTTATTTTTATCAAATTTAAACCATTCATGTAAATCTTCATGTAATTTTCGTTCATGGAAATTGATGCAAAGTCTGTATAAGTTATATTCAAAGTCATTCTTATACTTTTCATACCAATCAGCCACAAATTGTGGCACTACTGGCTTTTCTGGGTCGTTAAGTTGCTCGACTAATTCCAACGCATAAGTTAAACCGGTCTCTTTACCTCTTTGAAAATCGTTTAAAATAAAATCTGGGATTGCATTCTCAAGCTCATCAATCGCTTCTTGTTTATTCATCTACTTCACCTTCACCTTTCTCCAATTCGTCATAGATTGTTTCAGCAATTGAATGTACAGCGTGCCAATCGTCAACATCTGGCACGCTTGGATGACAATAGCACATAGCGATTTGCATAATAGATTCCATACCAGACATTATTTCTTGTTTATTCATCATCTTCACCTTTTATTTCTTTCTGATTAAAATAAGCTTTAATTGTATCAATAAGATAGTAAAGCAGACCACACGTCACAAATCTTACTCGTTTCTTCTTGTCGTAAATCACAAACATTGGAAATGTCAGCCAAGCTAAAATTACTAAATAAATGCTAATCATTTTCATTTTCCTCTCTATACCAATTAACTAAATCTGCTAGCACGTTACAGACCTTAAAATCGATTCTGTGCCATTACCTCTTTCATTCGTTTTAAAACTGCGCTGTCATACTCTGGCATTTTAGCCAAATCAAGATATTTCTTGACTTCGTTTGGTGTAATGTCTAGCATTTCAGCAATTTCAACATAGCTTTTTAGACCATTTTTAATCGTCCAATTTCTAAAATTTCGACAAACGTCAAGTGGTGTGCCAGTTTTCGTTTCCACGAACGTCACTGTAAATTTAGCTCTATTGCGATTTCCTGCTCTGCTCATTAGTATTCCTCGTTGTTTTCAATTTTCTCTAATAAACAATCACTGCAATAACCTGTTTGAAAAATACTGTCATAGTCAACTGTACCTTCACGAAACTTGCAGCCACATTCATAGCATTCTTCGATTTTTGGTTTTATCATTCGATTTCCTCGATTTCAATTTCAATTCTTGGATTTGGACTATAAAATTTTCTAGCTCTCAAATCACAAACAATATTGTCATCAGACCAAACAATTTCAGATTTTGAAATACTGTCAAACAATGATTTGATTAGGTTGTCCAAATCGGCTTTTTTAACGTGCCACAAGCGTTCTGAAATGTATTTTGAATATAATTGCTTAGCTTTATCTTTTGCACGCTCTGACGGCTTTTTAGATACGTTCTGGGGGGCTCTCATATAAAACGTGACTTTTACACAGACAGCACCGTCAAAGTAGCAACCGTCATAATTTTCTTTAATGTAATCTGTAACCTGCTTTCGCCACTTCATCATTTTTGGGTCTTCATACACCGCTGCATGTCGTCCTCTGATTGTAGCTCGTGGTCTTGATTGCGGTTTTGGTTCAAATGGTATTAAAAACATCTATACACCTCTTAGAACGGTAGCATGTCATCTGAAATGTCCATTGGATTTGAATTACCAAATGGATTTCCCTGCTGCATATAGCTGTTTTGCTGTGGTTGTTGATTGTAACCGTTCGACTGTCCTTGCTGGCCGTCGCTCTTGCCATCTAGCAAGTCGACGTGTTCAGCTACTACTTCAGTTACATACACACGCTGTCCTTGCTGATTCTCATAGTTACGTGTCTGAATACGACCAGTAATTCCAATTTGCGAACCTTTGCCGCAATATTGTGCGATGATTTCCGCTGTTTGTCGCCAAGCGACAATATTAATGAAGTCTGCTTCACGTTCGCCGTTTTGGCTCTTAAATGTGCGATTTACAGCAAGCGTTCCTGTTAATACGCTTGTGTTGCTCGCTGTTTGTTTTAATTCTGGCGCTTTTGTTAAGCGACCGATTAGATTTACGTTGTTCATGTTCTCTCCTAATTAAGCACTTCTGCCAACTCTTCTTGCGTTAACGGTTTGATTTTTCTGTAGCTAGTAACCGCATAATTCTTTTTGTATTCAAAACCGAGTTTTTCAAGTTCGGTTTTAAAGAAATCTTTTTCTGCCGAATTTTCAAAATAAACTTCAAAAGTCATCTTTTGGCAATAATGTTTTAAGCTATTTTGAGCCGTTTTAACGGGTGTTTCTTGTTTTTGGGATAATCGCCCACTATCTAAAATCTCGCCCGTTTCTGGGTCAAAATTTGGCATTTCCTGTGGTTCAGTCGGCTGCTGACGTGCTAACTCTGCTTCTTGGACTTTTCGTGCTTCGGCTTTTTGTTGCTCAAAACGATAATCTGATTTGATTTGCTCTAACACTTCAACGAGCGTCAACTCATTCAACATTCGAATATATGGCCGGTCTGTCATATTGTATTCGGCGCATTGCCCAGAAATTGCTGCTTTCGCTTTTTCAAACTCTTGCTGTTTTTGAAGTTCAAATGTGATTGCGTCATCAAGTGATTTCATTGTTACTTTTTTGAGCGTCACGCCGTCTGCCATGAAATCGCCCGCTTTAATGAACTCTGTCGCTTTTTCGTCAAAGATTCGTGGGTCAAGCAGATATTCAGAGCATTTGTTAGCAATATAGCCTTTGACTGTGTCTAATCGCATAGCTTTTTGATTATCTTCAAACTCTTTTACATCACTAGCGATTTTATTGATAATGTCATTGATTGGTTCAGATGCTTCCTTGACATAAGTATCAAAATCATTCGTCGGTTTTGAAAGCTCACGTTTGATTTTGATACGTTCGTCTGAAATTTGCTTTTGAAGCTTGCGCAAATCAGCTAAAACTTTCTTATCGCCTTTAATAGTTGAAGCCGTAACAGTGTAATTCTGGTATTTAGCAACAACTGCGTTGATACCTTGTTCAAATTTTTCACGGTCAACAATTTCAACTTCAGCTTGTTTGACATTTACTTGTAATTCTTGCATTCGTAATCACCCCTTAATAAACCAATTCGCCGTTTTCGTCTAAAAGCTCTGTTTGTTCTTCTTGTGCTGGTTCCGCTTGCGCTTCTTCTTGCTGCGCTTTTTGATTTTGCCAATTCTCAATCTGTGCTTGCTTACGTGCAATGACATCTTCTTGAGTTTCCTGTGGTGTTACATCAATAGGGGCTGCTTGCTCCATTTCGTCTGTTGTGTAAAGTCCGCCCACATCTTCTGAAAATGTATCTCGAACCGCTGCCACAATTGCGACCTTCTCAATCATTTGCCCCGGTGCTTTTCCCCACCAGTTCTTACCTGTGTTATAAGCTGATAGTTCTACCTCGCGATAGACTGGACGACTTCTGTCTTTACGATAAACTTCACACCAGCCACCTACTAGCTTGCAATTTTTAGGTAAGATAACTCCTTTTTTGCTTTTTAGTTCGCCTGTTTGATTTTCATAGATTACACCACTTTCAAATCCATCATAATTAGGGTTTTGTTCTGCTCGCTTCATGAAGGCGTCTTTTGAAACAACGATTTGAGCTGGATTGTTACCGTATTTGATAAAATATACTTCTTTGGTGAATGGATTTAAATTTCTGTTTTTTACAATTGCTAGCAACGTTTGCAATTCTTGTGGGCTCGCTTGATGTTTTGGGTCTACAAAATTTCTAAGCGTTGCTCCGTCAAGCTGTTGTAAATCAGTTAAGTATCCGCCTTTTTGTTGCGTGATTTCGTTTGTTGTCATATTTGCCCCTTCTAATCTTCTAAAATGTGTTGGTTAACTTTTACCGGAACATCAACGGTAAAATTGATATTTATTGTAATTTTCTTATCAGTCATGCCTTCAAGCTCATAAAATAAGTCTTCATCAGTATAGAGTGCATAATGTTGATAAAGTTTTTTTAATGTCGGCGAATCGTCACCTAACAGGAAATCAATAACTTCAATGTGCGCTTCTCTCCAATTATTTGAGCTTGTGATAAGTTCATCATCTAATCTTATTTCAAACATTAGCTGACCTTTCTAGCTTCTAGCAAGTAATAGCAAGTCTTAGCGCCATAATCAATGCGAATGCTGTTTCCGCTCATTGACTTTCTAAAACGTGGTTCTGAAATAGCCGAATAAGCATATACATGATTTTTGAGCGCTTTAATTGCTTGGTGCATATCGTCATAGAAACCAAGATGAAACTTGCGATAACCATTGATTACATGTAACAATTCAATTTTCATCAATCTTTGTCCTCATCTGGAAATAACACATCGCGCGCTGCTTCTGGTACATCTTTGCCATTTAGCACATCTTCAAGAATATGTGAGAAAACGTGTATTGTTTCAAAGAATATCAATTTATCTTCTGGCTGTTCAATAACCCCATCCTCGTGTAGCCCAAGTGCTAGCATTGATGTTCCGTGCATAAACTTTTGTAGTTCTTCGATACGTTTCAAAGTTTTGTGTTGGTTTAAAATTGTTTCTTTTACGTCCATGTTCAGTCCTCCATTAGTGATTTTTTGAGTTCGTCAAGCTTCGCTTGTTCTTCCGCTGTTGCTTCGTGTTTGTAATCTTCATCTACCCAATCAGGTACGTTGCTTTTGGCTGGTTGCTGATTAGAATAAGTACGTTGTGCTTTTTTGACATCAAAATTTCGTTGTTCTTCGTCTTGTTGAACAATTGTCTTGATACCGTTTTGAGCCCAATTTTTAAGAATTGAATTGACATAGCCAAAATTACGTTTAGAATTATCAGCCGCTCTGTCAATTGCTCGCTTAACCAATTCAGGAGATAAATTATCTATATGGATATAATCGTTTAGCTTTTGCGATTGATAACCGTCAAGAACTCCAACCCTAGATTGATAGTATTCAAAAATATTAAAATCAGATTTTTCATCAGCAGTAGCAGATTGATTTTCTCTAGTATCTGCTTCTGACTTTATATCTATATTTATATCTTTCTTTAACTCTATCTCTTTATCTATATCTCCGTTGCACTTTGTTGCATTGGTGTTGCATTGCAACGCTTTTTGTTCTCGATGTTTGCGAGAACGCCTTGTACTAGCGGTTTCAGAGCCTATCATTTCTGGTACTTGCTCAAGAAAAAACTCATAATCGCTATGTCTAGTGAGCAGTCCTTTTTTAGTTAAAAACATCAATGTCATTCTGACGGCTTCTGTGTCCTCATCAATCAGTAGTGCCATTTCTTCTGCTAAGTCTTGAGCTAATTCTTCAAAATAGATTTTGCCGCTATCCTCAAGACTAATAAGCATTAATTTTAAGTAGATAATTGTGTAAGTGTCACCGCCAGGCATTTTACGTAATAGTTTCATTTCTTTTGATTTAAAAAAATCTTGAGCTAGCTGTATCCAATAATATCGTCTGTTGGTTTTTGCCACCTAATCACCCTCTTCTTCTTTTGCGCCCCAGCACCCGTGCCAGCCATCTGTATCAAAGCCGATTAGCATGATTTCGTCTGTGTCAAAGTATTCATTTTCCATTTGTTAACCCCATTCATTTCTGTGTCTATCCATGTAGTGGATAAAATCGTCATAGCGCTTAGCTCTGACCTCGTGAGATTCAAAGCTGGGTTCTGATTGAATAGTCTCTTGTTTTTTTGCAAAAAGCCAATTAAATAGTTTCATGTTAAATCCTTTCTCTTTTAAGCCTTGTCCAGAAGCTTTTAAATTTGATTTTCAAGCCATTTCTTAATAGCTCGCTTAGAACAACGTTTTGCTGGCAGTTCTTTTGGAAAACCGTCTGAATAGCGGTAAAGTTGGAACGTGTCGTACTTAATTCCCAAAAAGTCACAGGTCGTTGTTACATCCATCAATTCTGGAAACCCGTCGTCCCGTTCGATTTCCAAAAGCTTGTTTAACGTTTCCTTGATTATGCCTTTCAGCCAATCAACGAAATTTTGCATTACACTATCCATTGTGTTTCCTTTCTGGTATAATGTAAGTAAATTATTTTTGTGTGCGACTGATTTTATCAGTCGTTTTTTTGGTATAATCATCTCGAAAGGAGGTGATTATATGAATGAGTTAACTAATGATGCAAAATATCTTTTGAGTTCAATGTATGCACAGTATCTTGATAGAAGAAAAGATAACATTTCTAAAAGAGAAGCTAGAAATTTTCAAAATATTGATTTCATCAAAGAAAATATCATGCCTGAATGGTCTAAAGAAGATGTTCTTGATACATGTTTTGAGCTTCAACGCCACAAATGTATTAGTGCTATGTCTGGTGATAACACACTCTTTTTTATCCATTTAACAACTGAAGCTATCGCTGCGCTTGAACTCGAATTTAAAGAACCAACTCTCAAAGAAAGAATCGAAAGTGTTCTTGATTTTGCAGCCAAAGTAAAAGCAGCTATTCCTTTTTCTTAGCTTTATCAGCTAATGCTGCAGCTTTTAAGTTTTTGAGACCAAAAGGGTCTGCTTGAATTTCTATAACCTTTTTTTCAATTTGTTCGGCTTCTTCAAGTAGTTTCTTTCGGTCTGCATTTCTTGCCTTGAGCTCTGCGTCAATAGACTCAAGGCTTTTTGCTATGCGTTCTAAAATCTCTTTCATGCCATATCCTTTCTAAGTTTGATATAATGGAATAAAAACGAGGTTTACTATGATAAACATTGATGCGCAATTCATTGATACAATCAGCCAAATACTATCTGATTACATTTCACATTCTGAAATTACTAGAATGGGAGAAGTTTTAGGATATCCCCAAAACGACCAAGACTCTGGGCTAAACAAACATAAGAGAGTACATAATCTGATGTCTGATATATTAAACCAAACCCAAAATACAGATAATATTAGATTTGTGATTGAATACATATGCAACCCTTTAAGATACATTGATCAAGTTTCAATTTTTGAACAGTTACGAACTGCTCTTAACATTCCACTTTCACTAAAAGGCTTGATTGTATCAGAGAACGGAAAAATTGTTAGTACTACTACTTCAAAAACTTTATGCGAAGCCAAAAAACGCTTTGAAACACTTGATAGTAGATTGAAAGAGTTAAAAGTACACTCTCATGTTTTAAAGTTTTGCACTCAAGAACTCTTGCAAGAAAACTATTTCCACGCCGTATTTGAAGCAAGTAAAGGGGTTTTCCACCGCATTCGTCTGCTAACAGGTTCGTCAATGGACTCAGCTAGTCTAATAGACCAGTGCTTCAAACTAAAAGAACCTATCGTGATTATCAACGGTAATAAATTACAGACTCTAGACGAACAAAGTGAGTACAAAGGATTAAAAAATTTGTTGCTTACAATCGCTCACCTTTATCGCAACTCTAAAGCTCATAAACTCAAATACTACAATCCAGATAATCTTAATGACGCTCTTACAGCCCTAACGCTTATGTCCCTCGCTCACAATCTCCTTGACAACTGCTCCAATACTAGGAGACTGGATTAATAACTTGTAAAATTCAGCTGTCACTTCAGCCAATCTAATTGCTTCATCATCAATTGGACTGTTATAGTCCTCTAGGTGGTGAAGTTTTTTGGTTAGCTGGTCAGACAGATGCTCTGTTTGGCAATACGGTGACTTTTGCAAAGTCGTTACCTCACTAAGAATCTCCTTTTCTTGATAAGGAAAAATTTTTTCTATTTCATTCATGTTTGCTCCTTTCTAAACTATAAATTTGCGCCAGTCTGTTATTTCTGACAGATTCTACAGAACTGTTGTCGTCTATCATCAAGTTTATTGTTTTGAAAGTAGACTCTTTTTTATTTCCACTATACGGATATCGTTTTGGTTTCATGTTTGCTCCTTTCTAATTGTGTTCTACTGCTCTCAACTAGCAGTTATAGCTCTAGCAAGTCATTTTTGATTTAATGAATTGGGAATTAAAAAAATAGAATTAAAAAATAAATGAGGAGATTTTACTATTGAAAATTATTACTTGTGTGATTAATGCCTGCGTTTTAAACTTGCTAGAGCCGTAGCAACCTAGCTGGAAATATGTTATAATAGTGTTAGCAAGATGACTGGGAGTATGTACGCATGTACTCCTTTTTTTGTTTACCCTTTTTCGTATTCGTCAAGAGCCCAATCGTGTTTTTCGCTGTTAATAATGACGTTTCCTTTCGCATTAATTGCAAAGTCAATATAATTTACAGAAGCTCGATAATTATAAGCTGTTAGCAACTCTTTGATACATTCTGAGTAGTTAGGTGATTTAACGATCAATTCTTCATTCAAACCTGTAGAAACCACTTTTTTAATCAACGTATCCATGTTGATTTTTTTGTATGTAAACAACATATACAATGCTCGAGAAAGATTTGAACGGTAAGGAATACGTGTCTTTTCTTTGAATAATTTCAAATAAGCCAAAAATTCAACGGTCTTATTGTAATTATGAAATTCAAACGTGCCTTCTTGGATAGCTTCAATCATTCCTCTTGGAGTATTTGAGTTGAAAGCGATTTGAGAGATGATTGCTACGCTTTGATAATAATCTTTGGTGTTGATTAAATTTAGAAGCTTAACGTATTCTTCTTTGCCTTCGTTAGCGTAAGCTTCAATATAATTAATCAATTTCCATGGACGTTGAACGGTGTTCATACGAACAATATCGTCTTCGTTTAGACCCTCCTTAACAACGTATTCAACAGGTAAACCAAGTTGTTGGCAAGCCGATAAGCGGTGTTGTCCATCAATAACTGTCATGTTTTCGTTTACGATAATTGGTGAAACAAAACCAATTTCTGCTTGTTTTAAAAATTCTGGTGACAAGAAGACGTTTCGGTTAAATTTACTAAAGTTAAACATTTGATAGTTTTTTGTCACATAGACAACGTTCGCTTGTCGTCCATCGTTAAAAATATTTCCTTGTGCAAAATGACTGTAAGTACGCATAGTTATTCTCCTTCGATAATTTCTGATTTTGGTAATTCTGATTTAATGTCATCAATCCATTTCTCTAGACGATTGATAGTATCTAGTAGAGACAATGTTAAATCTCTGTTGTTATAAAGATTTGAAAAGTCTGACGAGTATTGCAAAGAAGCGTGTGTTGTCAAGAAAGTTTCAACCGATTCATTGAACTCAACAATTTTTTTAAGAGAATCCAATTCAAAAGAAATGGCTTGCTTGCGTTCTTCTAATTCAGATAATTCTTCTCTAGAAGCTTTGTTCTGCTGTTGTTCTTTGATGATACGTTCAAGCTCTTTCATCTCTTCACGAAGCTCTGAATTTTGTTGTTTGTAAAATTCATTATTGCGTTCAGAGGCTTCATAATTCGATTTGAAAAATTGATAATCGTCTGGTATAACTTCTCTAACGACCTCTTTTTCAACAACTTTTTCCGTTTTAGAGAGTGCTTGCTCTGCCAAGTTTTCGTTCTGAACTTTCAAACGTTCATTGTCTGCTTGTGATAATTTAAGCTGACGTTTAACTTCTTGAAGTTCTCGAACCGTTGGATTGTCGCCGTTTTCGATACGGTCAAGCTGTGTTTGTTTTTCGTCATCTGGAAGAGTGGCGATGAGGTAAAGTATGCTACTTCCAAATTGGACAACGTTGTCCAATTCTGGTAATTCGCTTGAAATTTTCATCATGCGTTGAGCTTCTTTATAGTTAATTCCAATACTTTCAACCCATTCCATAAACTGCCCGTGCACCAAATCGTGCTCTTTAACATGATTTAAACGTCTGCCAATTTCCCAAATAGACTGACCTGCAATCTGCTTATGATGATTGATTTCAAGTTCAATCTGTGCAAGATTGTCTGATAATGCTATTTCGTTCATAATATCCTTTCTAACCTGCTGGAAAAAATCAGTATACGAAATTTTCGTATTTTTTACCTAAAAAAATATCATCAAAACTAACATGAAATTTAGTCATATATTTTTTTAGCATTGCAATGTTGATGTTAGAACTATCGTTCTCTAGTCTTGCAATCGTCTGTGAAGAAACGTCGAATTCCTCTGCTAATTCTTTTTGAGTTAATCCAGCGGCTACCCTTAACGCTTCAAGTGTCCATTGCATATTCTCACCTCTTTCTAAAATGGTATAATGGAAATAAAAAATGATTGGAGAAAAGTTATGACAGCAGAATTGATTAGTATCATAAGTATTATGAGTAATGTTGCCATCATCGGTATTAACGAATACAGCAAGTATAAAACAGCCCTAAAAGCGAAAGAACTTGAACATCAGCTTACTGTTGAACATTCAAAACAACAACGCGCCGTAGAAGATTTTCAAAATTTCCTTCGAGCTGCGGGTAAAGTTACTGCCATTGTCGAAAAAAGAATCGAAACAGATATTTCTGAAATATTTGATTTTGACAGCGCTACTTTTGCTGTACTTGTCCATTTAAAAGAACACGAAAGAACTACTTTTTTAGATTTTAGAAATTCTCTCAAAATAAATCTCTCATATCCAGATGCCGACGATACTTATCTTGATGATTTAATCAACGATATGAATAAGCAATCTTCCGAACTAGATAAAAAATTAAAATCTCACAGAAATCGTTACTACTCCTTACTTAATAATTGTGTTGAGATAGCATACGACTATATCAATGTGTGAAATAATAAGCACTTACAATTATAACATCCACTAACATGCTTGCTATCAACAAGAAATCCGTCTCAGATTTTGTTCTTTCAAATATAATCAACTTCAGCATATTACACAATAGAGCGATTGATAAAATCAATAAATCCATTTTTTACCTCACAACCAACCATGCAATTAATCTAATGATTAAAACTAACAAAACCAAATTAGGAATTAACCCACCCTTTAGTTTGAATTCCACTTCTTGGTTTCCGTCTGCTGATTCATTCTTATAATGAATATCACCAAAAAGAAACTTCTTCCATTTCATGTTTTTACTCCTTTTCTTGCGAAGGTACAACTAAATATGTTAAACTATAACCACACCCCCGAGGGGGGAGGAAGCTTATGCTTCCTTTATTGAATTACCATTCAATAATGTTTTTGAATCTAAGCTTAAACCAGAGAATACTGATTTCGAACTCGAATTCTCTGCGTTTAGGCTTTTTGTTATGTTTAGCCATTAGCTGTACCTCCTGTTTTTGTTAAGGTCTATCTCAACCTTACGAGTATATTATAATACGATTTTTTCGTATTGTCAACATTTTTTGTCAAAAAATATGTTTTTTTCGTATTTTTTGATTGTTAAACTGTACTTTTTGTTCTATAATAATAGTAAAGAAAACGAGGTAAACAATGACTAAAGAAATAAATAGTAAAGAAAGAATGCAGATTATTGCAGATAATATTACGTATTATAGGAAGTTGAATGGGATAACTCAGAAAGAATTGGCTGAAAAAATAGGAATCAAGCCTAGCACAATGACTGATTATATGAAATTAAGAAGTGCTCCTTCTTATGGAATAATACAAAAAATTGCTGACTATTTTGGAGTGAAAAAATCTGATATTGATTCCACTTTTAAAATAGCAGAAGAAAAATCAGAAATTCAATCAGTATATGATAAATTATATAAATGTAGGCAACGCAAAGTTTTAAACTACGCTAATCAACAGCTTAACGAACAGGAGAACGAAGTTAATAATGTAGTTCAATTATTCGAATATGATTATTACGACAACGCTGTATCAGCAGGTACGGGGCAATTTTTAAGCGACGTGCAAAAAGAAACAATCACACTACCTGTTGAGTATGACGCTGATTTTGTCGTTCCAGTTTACGGCGATTCAATGGAGCCAGAATATCACTCTGGTGACTATGTGTTTGTAAAATTATCTGTGGATTTATCAAGCGGTGACATTGGTGTGTTCGAATTGTACGGCGATGCTTATATTAAAGAAATCATTATCGAAGATAACCACGCTTTATTACATAGTCTAAATACAAACGGGAATTACAAGGATATATCTGTGGATGCAGATAGTGATTTTCGCGTCATAGGAAAAGTAGTCGGAAAATATAGAGAGGATTAAATATGACAGCTATTGTTCTTATTATTGTTGTTGCAATTATTTTTTATCGTCGTAAAACGAAAACAAAAACTGCAAAGCCTAACACGGACGTTACGGTTTCATCTGTTGAGATTGAAAAATATTTAGATAATAATAACGAATACTTCTTCGATGACCGTTATAGTAAATTAATCGAAAAAAGACCTGACTATGCGTCATATACTTCTGGAAGTTATGACAGTTGCTATAATGATAGTTTCGTAACAGAAGAAGGTTATAAATTAAGAGAACTACTGTTACTTGTTTGGTGGGGAAGGATTAAAAAAGGGCGTGATTTAGATGCCAAAATTCCCAGATACTTTTACGAAAGATATTTAATAAACCCTAACAATGTAACTAAAAAATTCTTTGCTGATGACTTGATTTATGTAGATGATGAGGGTATTGTAAGATTTACAGAAAAAGGAAAAGAGCTTCAAGAAAAATATAAAGCGCTTTGGGAAATTCATTCAATAAAAGAATATCCTAAAAACCTTGATGATGATTTTCAAGATTGGGATTATAATAAATTCATGATCAAGAGACACAAGGAAAATATAGAGTATTCTAAAGCGAGTTACAAATATCATAAAGACTTGCTAGAATTTTTCAGAAACTTCTATCCTAAAACCGAAGACCAAATTACCTATTATCAAGATCAGTGTACTTTCTATTTGAATGAAATAGACAAACTCAATGCTCGAATAGAGGCACTGCAAAGCTAATAAAACTACGTGCAAAACTGAACCACGTTAAAAGCTGAGAATGGAGTAATATGATGGGAAAAATTATTAAGGTTACTGGTACTGAAGTTACTATTGCTAATGATGATGATTATTTAAAAATTAATCCTTCTGAACTAGATTTTGTCCCAAAAGTTGGTGACGAAGTCGAGGTTCATAAATTAGAAGATGAAATTATTATCACAAAAATTGAACCTAAAAAAGATGATAAAATCAATATTAATATCGTTAATGAAAACAATGCAGTTCAAAATCAATCACAAGTTGTAAATACGTCTGCCACAGTCGGTGGACACTATGTAAATAAATGGATTTACATTATTTTAGCCGTATTTTTGGGCGGATTTGGAGCACACCACTTTTACGCAGGTTATAGCGGTCGTGGTATCAAATATCTAATTTTCTGTTGGACTGGCATTCCTACAATTATTGGATGGTTTCAAGCATTCGGAGCATTATTCAAAACACCTAATGCCGAAGGTAAAATTCTAGTTTAGATGTCATTGCGCATAATGCTTAAAATATAGAGAACAAAGATTTATGACTAATAATTTTAGGGAACTTGTCCCAAAACTGCTTGAACAAGTTGACAAGAATTTACTTGGAAAATAAAAAATTAGTATAAAACACTTGACACACATTGAAAATTAAGAAAACATAAAGTTTTTTACTCAAAAAGCCAGTTATTAAGTATTAATAAAGTAAAATCAAAAACGATTCTGTTCAAAATAATTTAGATTGTGAGGTGTGAGTATTTTGCTTAAAGACATTATTGAAAATAACAGTTATCCTATTGTTTTTATAGGCTCGGGAATATCCAAACGTTATTTAGAAAATTTCCCCACTTGGTCAACCTTATTAGAAGAGTATTGGCAACAGCTAGGTGAAAAATCATCCATATTTAGTTATATGAGAAGTATAAAAAAAGAACTCAAAGATCCTATTTCTGATAATGAAAAAGATTTTATCGTTAATATAAAAACTGCATCATATATTAAACAAAAGTACGATGATTTATTTTTTGACGGGAGTTTTTCACTACATGGTCTTGATCAGAGTACTGCTTATCACGAAAAAATTTCGCCCTTTAATTTTTCTCTTTCTGAAAGGTTTAAAAACTATACCATCAAAGAAGATATGAAAAATGAAATTGACTTATACAAAGCATTTTTATCAAAGGCTAAGGTAATTGTCACAACTAATTATGATACTCTTACCGAAGATTTATTAAATTCTATAAATGAAAAACCAACTATATACGTAGGTCAAAAAGGTTTTTTCGATGATACATATAATTGGTCTGAATTATTTAAAATACATGGAGACGTAAAAGACCCTAGTAGTATCGTCATTACGGAGGAAGATTACGACAAATATGATAAAAATTCAATTTTAATAAGCGCTAAGATTCTTTCAAACTTAATAAATTCCCCGATAATTTTTCTTGGATATTCGCTTTCTGATAGAAATGTTCAAAAGTTATTATCTGACTTTGCTTCTCAATTGCCAGACGGGGATGTAAGAAAAAATAGTAGTCGTATAACTGTTGTAGAATATTCTAGTGGGGAAAATGAGCTTATAGAACAAATAGTAAATAACACCTTACTAAATATATCTTATTCAACTATAAAAACTGATAATTATTCTAAAATTTATAAAGAAATTTCAAAAATCAATCAAGGATTGACACCATATGAAGTGAGTAAGTATGAGTCTGAGGTCAAAAATATTATTATTACTGCAGGTGCAAAAGGTAAACTTGATAGTCATCTAGTTTCACCTCAAAATCTTGATAGTTTGTCTGAAGAAACTAAGAAAAGACGAATTGTAGTTGCTTTAGGTGATAAAAAAAATATGTTTGTCAATCCTAGCATACCTGATTATGTAGAAGATTATTTTTTAGATAATGCTTCATTTCTGCCAGAAGTTTCCCTACCAGTAATTGCTGGAGAGCATACTACAGCAAGAATTCCTTTTGTAAAATATGTAAAAAATATAAACTACCAAGAATATGATTTTCTTTCTACACGTAACAAAAGAAAAATAGAAAGACGTATATCAGATATGGGGTCGCTACAAAAATTAATAGACTCAATTCCTAAAACGAATAAAAAAGAATATTCAACTTTGGAAGAAATTTTAAATTCTCCTGGAAAGATGAATAAAAAATTAGAAATTATTGTATATAATATTAAACACTTAGATAGATTGAAACTATTAAATTTTATTCAAAACAATGTACTAACCGAATTTAGAAATAACTATAATAATAGTTTGTCAACCTCACAGCAAAGAAGACTTCTACTAGCATACGACCTTCTTGAAAACGGAGATTTAAACTAAAAAAAGACCGGTGAGTTCCGCTCATGAACCTAAGTCCTAACGGAAAACAAACGGTCTAAACAAGAAACAGACATCTAATACGGCTAGAGGTAAGCAACTCTTGTTATATCATCGGTAATAGTGTAACAAAAATTATATGAAAAGTAAAATAAAAAAACCTTACACTCTCCATCGCCAAACTTTGAGTGTAAGGGTAAAAAATACATTGTGAGAAATTATCCTAGGTGAAAACTAGGCATCTTTCTTATGTTCTATTCTATCATTTAAAGGTGGTGATTGTCAAAAATCTCTAAGTTAAAAAAGCCTTGTCCAGAAGCTAATTTTTAACAAGGAGAAAAAATGAAATACACTAAGACAAAATATCCAAATATTTTCACTTACGAAACTAAAAAAGGCAAACGCTACTACGTTCGCCGAAAATTCAAGTTACATGGTAAGCAAACAGAAGTGAGCGCTAGCGGATTAAAAACAGTTGCAGAAGCTAGACAGGCACTTGCTGAAATCGAAAACAAAATCGCAAATGGTGACTACGACCCACGTAAAAACATGACCGTTAACGATTACTGGCAGATATACAGCGAAAATCGTATCAAAACTGGGCGTTGGGCGCCAGATACAGTTATGACAAAGACAAGTTGGTACAATCATCATTTTAGTAAACAATTTGGTGCTACGCTATTAAAAGACATTAAACGCACAAAATACGAAGCATATATATCTAGTTTATTAAATAGCTATTCAAGAGCTACTGTCATTCAAATCAATGCTCTTTTCGAAGCTATGGTAACTGACGCTGTTGTAAATGGTTATCTTGACAAAAATCCTATTTTGAAAATCTATATTGGTAAAAGCAATATTCCTACTAAAAAGAAACGATTGTCCTTAGAGGAATTTCGTTCTTGGGATGAATGTGCTCGCAAAATATTAAGTAGCTATGATTATACTATGGCTAGACTGACTTATTTTGGCTTGCGTCGAAGTGAGGTTCTAGGTATTAAATTCAGCTCATTAAAATTGGTGAACGGGCGTTTTAGGATATTCTTAGATGAAAGCAGAACAGAAAGACGTCCAGAGGGCGGCAGAATGAAAACAAGAACCTCAAAACGTTATGTGTTGCTTGACGAAGAAACGACAGACTTACTACAAAAAGCCATGATGTTTGCAAGACAAATCGCAAAAGAAAGTAATAGGATTCTCGGACAAAATGATTTTATTTTTGTCGATGAGGGAGCTAACCTCAAGAAACGAAGAGGGGAACCAATAAAATACGCTCACATTGCCACTATCTTTAAAAAAGTAAGTGCTGAATCAAAAATCCACGCCACGCCTCATATGATGAGACACTTCTTTGCCACTCAAGGACAAATAGCTGGTGTATCAATCGAGCATATGGCGGCAGCTTTAGGACATTCAACATCCTATATGACACAGCAATATACGCATATTAAAGACGAGGTAGCCGGCGAAGTTACTGATTCATTCTTGCGTGCAATCAAGTAAAAAATTCCCCACCTTTGTCCCCGCCAAAAAATCGAAAAATACCCAAAAATACCAAAAAAATATCATATCTATAAAATCAAAACCCCTTTAAAATAGGCTTTGTTTCAAGGTTTAGTTCGGTTTGTCAAAATAGCTTATATTATAGCACAATTACGACAGACTGGCTAAAACTTTGTGAGGTTTTGCGCAAAGATTTGAAAAAAAGCTGATTTTCTGAAAAATATTTTCATGTTTTATCACAAATCTAGCAACTACTAAAAAAGCCTAAGATTTTCATCTCAGACTTTAATGATGTGATTATGTCATATTTTCAATATATTGGTAAACACCTTGTCCAGCAATGGCACCGTCGCCAACAGCTGTTGCGATTTGGCGAAGTTCTTTTTGACGAACATCTCCAATGGCAAAAATGCCTGCTTTTGGTGTCATCATGCGTTCGTCTGTTATCACCCAACCAGCTTCATCTGTGATGCCAAGGTCAGCTACCATGCTTGTTACTGGATTAACTCCAACGTAAATAAAAATACCACCAAATTTGTGTTCACTAAGCTCACCAGTTTTAACATTTTCAACAGTTACACCAGAGACCTTGATGTCAGTTCCTTTGATTTCTTTGACAACAGAATCCCAGATAAAGTTGATTTTGTCGTTAGCAAAAGCACGATCTTGCAAAATCTTTTGGGCACGCAATTCATCACGGCGATGAATAATCGTTACAGATTTGGCAAATTGTGTGAGGTAAACAGCTTCTTCGACTGCCGAATCCCCACCACCGACAACTAATAAATCTTGATTACGGAAAAAAGCACCGTCACAGACTGCACAGTAAGAAACGCCACGGCTTGTGTATTCTTCTTCACCAGGTACGTCAAGAGTGCGGTATTTAGCACCAGTCGCTAAAATAATTGTTTTTGCTTCGTAGCTGGCGTCTTCAGTAATGACACGTTTCACATCGCCAGCATCCTCGATAGATTTCACAATACCGTAAATATTTTCAACACCAAATTTTTCAAGCGGCGCATGCATATTCATGGACAATTCTGGTCCTGAAATATGGTCATACCCTGGGTAATTTTCGATTTCTGAGGTATTATTCATTTGTCCACCAGGGGCTCCTTGTTCAATAATACCAACTTTCAAATTAGATCTAGCGGCATAAAGCCCCGCAGTCATACCCGCAGGACCTGAGCCGATAATTAATGTATCGTACAT